ATTGTTGAGGAACAGTTGCCACGGATTTATAGCATTAACATAAGCAGGTGCTTCAGCCACGTCCCAAAATTTGTTAAAAATCCTAACAGGTCGCTCGAGAAACTTCTGTAAATCATCAGCTTCACCAACTTTCGCCATTGCATATGTCTCGTCCAAAACACGTTCTCCAATCATTAAATCATATTGAATCGTCGAATCAGTAAATTCTACATTCTGTTCTACTTCATCAGTGTTATCAGAGACACTTACATTTATATCCTTACCGGATTGAATGCGAATATCCGTACGCTTTACATTTTCACGATCCCATAGTTTCGTGATATAATCCCGAGCAAGCGCTGAATCAGGATTATGATGATGGCAATAAGAGCAAACGCACTCATTGCGTCTAACACAACAGTTAGATAAAATAGATGCGGGAAAAGTTCCCATTTTTGGTTTTATAGTAAACATGGCTGTCGATATGACATGCGGCATTACCGCTAAAGTGTATTCAACTAGTTTTTTGACATTTAGGTCACTATAGTTTAACGACTTTTCGGTCGGATAGTTAAGTCATATTTGACATCTAGTATAGTTGAGCTTTTTGCTCATCATAGGATAACAATCTTCCACCTGGTAGGTATGGTGATAATTCATATTTTTCAATCAAAGAGTCTAAAAATTTTCTTTTTTCATCACATACCACCTTACCATACTGGAAATATTCTCGATTAGCCGCGAGTATAGACTCGCAACATTGTTGGTCGAAGGTAATGTTACCGTTGTAAGTTACAACAGTGAGCATTTTAATAATAGATTCTTCTGCTAGTGGACAAGCAACAGTACCCTGACCGTGCAAATCCACAACAAACTTCCTCTTTAAAAATTCTAGCGCACTTGTCGATATAAATGGAACTATCTCAGATTCTTTATCTGCAGCTGTATACACTATTCCATATCGTGCTAACACTTCCGCTATAGCCACATGGTTTAACCAATCGTATTTAGATGACATACAATTATCATCTCCAAATGTTAAAATGGACAAAGATTCATAAAATCGTGAATAGTTAATTAAACTTTCGTCACGTTCTTCCTCTATAACCATAGATGCTATCATCATATACATGATGTTTACCATACCATTTATAACTGTAGTAAGTGAATGACCAGATGGATTACTTCCTTCTGTTTCAATCACAGTACCAAAAGCATTAGACAATGGAAATATAACATCTGTG